TGTAAAAAAAAAAAAAAATATAAGAACAAACGAAAAACAAAATCGGTGAATGAGCCATACTTTACCCCCCAAAATATCAACAATCGCCCGCACAGACTTCTAGGACGAACTAGGCTTAAACGTAGTCGTTTACCGGGTCGCACATGGGTGCAAGCGTGCAGTCACTTGTAGCCGTCATCGGGATGTGTGCGGGGTGCAGCCATACGCAGAGTGCGTGCCACCCTACTCAATCCAATAGCGTTTAACCTTAAACTCTACCTAACCCTTGCAACTTAGTAAAGCTTTGCCTTCAGCTTTAAGACTTTACCTCCATCTTGCACTGGCCTGGTCCCTATACTCTTCCAACATTCCCAAAGCCTGTTAGGCCACCCCCACCCCGTCGAGTACCCCCCGGTCACGCGCTGGGGAGGACCCTCCTACAAATTTTCACAGTTTGATTAGTATGGCTCCCTCTTTATTTTCCCACGGGGGTTGACAAATCACGGCTGGGCGCGTAAACGGGAAGAATGACATTTTCCGAACTTGATCTTGTCCCGCGAGGACGTGGACGGGCTCCCGCGCAAAACACGGCGGAGTACGTTCGGGATCTTGCGCCTGCAGACCTTGTGCTCTTGGCAAGTGAGCAAGGGGTAAAGCCGCAGACAATAGTCAAGCTACGGGATCGTCACCACGCGCTCGCTAGGTGCTTAGCCACCGGGATGAGTCTTGCGGAGGCTTCCGCTATCACCGGGTACGACATATCCCGAATTTCTATTCTGCGCGGGGACCCGCAGTTTAAGGAACTTATGTCGCACTACCAGGGGATGGCGGAAGCCGGGCTAGCGCAGTTCCAGGATCGCGCAATTACAGTAGCGATTACTGCAATGGCTAATATTCAAGAAATGCTGGAAGACGATGAGTCCCCGCTTCCGGCATCGGTTCAGCTAGAGATTATTAAAGTTGCGGCAGACCGTGCGGGCCATGCCCCGGTCTCTAAATCCGTAAACGTAAATGTAAATCACGACCTAGGCTCACGTATGCGCGCTGCGGCTCAGCGCTTGCGAAACGTAACGCCGGGTGAGTTTGATGAATAACCTTAGCGTAAATGAGCTTCTGCTAGAGCAGCTAGTATCTTTAGCTAACCGACCGTATGACTTTACTCTCTGGGGTTTTCCCTGGGGCGAGCCTAACACCGAGCTAGAGACTCGTGCCGGCCCTGACCCTTGGCAAAAAAACGTTCTTCTCCAAATGCAAGAACGCTTACTTGCTGGAGAAACGCCTAACGCTGTTATGGCCTGGGCCGGAGAAGCAATCCAGGTAGCAATCAAATCCGGCCACAACGTAGGTAAGTCTGCGTTGCTTAGCTGGATTGGCTGGTGGGCTATGGCTACTGCGGTAGATACTCGCGGCCGCGCTACAGCTAACACCGAAAAACAGCTTCGCACCATCCTTTGGGCTGAGCTTTCCAAGTGGCACGGACTTTTCATCGCTAAGCAGCTGTTCAAAGTTACCGCTACTTCTATCTACTCTTCAGACCCAGAACACGCTATGACTTGGCGTATGGATGCTGTGCCTTGGAGTGCAGATAACCCTGACGCTTTCTCCGGCTTGCACAACTACGGTAAGCGGATTATCATCCTCTTTGACGAAGCATCCGGTATTGCAGACTCTATCTGGGAACGTACAGATGGCGTAATGCGAGAGATGAATACCCAGCTTCTTTGGGTTGCTGCATCTAACCCATCAAACAACTCTGGTAGGTTCTACGAGTGCTGGCATAAGCTTTCTTCTTCTTGGATTACGAAAACCGTATCTTCCTTAGAAGTTACCTTCACCAACAAAGACTCTCTACACAAAGCTATCGAGCAGCACGGGCTAGACTCCGACTACGTTAAAGTTCGTATCCTTGGTGAGTTTCCTTCTACTTCCACGCATCAGCTTATCTCTACCGACGTTATCCGCGAAGCTAGAGTTTGCCCTTTAGAACCACAGCCTTGGGCTCCGCTGGTACTAGGCGTAGACGTAGCCCGCTACGGCGAAAACGAAAACGTAGCTCAGTTCCGCCAAGGCCGCGATGCAAGAACTCTTCCTATAGTTCGCTGGAAAGGACTTTCTGTTCCTGAATCTGGTAATCGTATTGCGCAGCTTATAGCTAAGCACAATCCTGATGCGGTCTTCATAGACGAAGGTGGTGTTGGCGGCGGGGTAGTAGACTTTGTTCGTTTACTTGGCCACTACGTAATCGGCGTAAACTTTGGCGCCGGAGCTAGCAGTCGTCCTGGCGGAATTCTTGTAGCTAACAAACGTGCGGAAATGTACTTCCTTGCGCGGGAATGGCTAACTACTGGTGGCGCTATTGCTGACGCAGATGAGCTTGAAGACCAACTTATCGCTGTAACGTATTCTGAGCGGGAACGTACTCAAGAAACTATCCTTACTCCGAAAAAAGAAATGGTAGTTTCTCCTGACTGGGCGGACGCTTTAGCGCTTACGTTTGCGTTTCCTGCAGTGCGCAGGTTTGGCGGAAAAGCTCAGCAAGTTAAAAAAGAATATGATCCTTTAGCTTTTACTCAAGTCTCCGCTTTTGATAATCCAGCTTCTCGCGAGTATGACTTAGAAGGAATGTATAACTGATGGGTTTTATAACTCCCCTTCTTGCCGCTGCGGGCGCAACAACAGCAGCTGCTACTACTACTGCGGCTACCACTGCAGCTGCTACCACTGCTGCGACCACTGCTGCTGTAGGAGCAGGTACAGTTGCTGCCGTTAACTCTAGCCTAACAAGCGCTGCTCTTGCTGCAGGTCACACAACCTTTCTTGCCGGGCTAGGCAAAGCAGCGTTAACAGCAGCAGCTAGTACTCTTGCCGGAGGTATTGCTGCTAAAGCATTTGCTCCTAAACCACCACCTGCGCCTGTCCCGCTTAAATCCCCTACTTTTGTAGGATCGCTTGGCGCTGTCACCGGAGCTGGACTTCCTAACCCAGGCTCAGCCCTTGGCGGCACATTTGGCGGAATTAAAGGCGCAGTGCAAACTGGCGGAAAGACTTTGCTAGGCCAATGAGTAAATACCTTACCCAAAAGCTAACTAAAGAAACCGCAATTGCTATCGCGTCTGATAGCACGCAGCGGCTTGAAGGACTGCGTAATGTTCGCGTAAGTTGGTGGGCACATTGGTCTCAGCTTGCAGATATGTTTCTTCCTAGACGCTATCGCTGGTTTGTATCACCTAACAGAAGTAATAAAGGATCGCAGCTTAACTCTAGCATTGTAGACGAAACTGGCGTACTGGCTGCGCGGACGCTAGCTACAGGCTTGCTTGCAGATCTTACTTCCCCCACTAAACCGTGGTTTCGTCTTACCCTTGCTGGCTTTACTAAAATAGAGCCTGGTCCTGTTGCCGATTGGCTTGCTGAGTGCGAGCGGCGCATGATGAAAGTTTATCAAGGCTCAAACTTCTATCAAGCAATTGGTGTAGCGTATCACGATCTTGGTGTATTTGGCTCTGCTGGTATTATTCAGTATGAAGATGTAGAAGACGTAATTCGCTTTTACAATCCTGCGCTTGGTGAGTTTTTCTTCATTGTAGATAACCGTCTTGTAGTATCTGGTATTGGGCGCGAATACACTTACACTGCTGAGCAATGCGTAAGTGAGTTTGGCTTAGACATGGTAAGCCCTTCTGTAGCGCAAATGTACAAGTCCAATAACCGAGATGTTGAAATTGTAATAGGCCATCTTATCGAGCCTAACAACGACTTATATTGCAACGGTGTGAACTACGGCCAAGTTGTTCCGGCTAAATTTGCTTACCGAGAAGTTTATTGGGAAGTAGGCAATGCGTCTGCTGGTCTTCTTCGTGTAGCAGGGTTTAACGAGAAACCTTTTGTTGGCGCAAGATGGGACGTAACCTCTAACGATCCTTATGGTCGTAGCCCTGGTATGGATGCGCTTCCTGCTGTACGTCAGTTGCAAATTGAGCAGCGGCGTAAAGCTGAAGCTATCGACAAACTAGTTCGTCCGCCCATGGTTGCTTCAGTCTCTATGAAAAACGAACCTATGGACATTCTTCCTGGCGGTGTAACTTTTACCGCTGATCCAGCTAACTCCGGCTTTAAGCCTGCTTATACAGTTGAACCTCGTATTAACGAGATGATGGAGGACCTCAAAGAAGTCCAAGATCGTGTTAGGCAAATAATGTTCAACGATCTTTTTCTCATGATATCGCAACTTGATACAGTCCGAACAGCAACAGAGATCGACGCGAGACGTGAGGAAAAACTTATCCTACTAGGCCCAGTAATTGAGCGGTTTGAGAACGAAGTTCTTGACCCTACTATTGAGCGTACGTTTGCTATTATGGCTCGTAAAGGAATGTTTTCTGATCCTCCCCCAGAAATCGCCGGAGCAGTAATAGACATTCAATACGTTTCAATGCTAGCTGAACAACAGCGCGCCGCAAGCACTGCTGCTATTGAGCGCCTGTTTGGTTTTGCTGGGGGCCTAGTAGGTGTAGTTCCAGATATATTTGACAACCTTGACACTGATGTTGCGCTTGAGCGTTATGCAGATTATCTCAAAGTTGATCCTGAAATTCTGCGCCAACTTAAAGCTGTTATGCAAATTCGTCAAGCACGACAGCAGGCTCAGCAACAAGCACAAGCTTTGGCTACGACAAGTGCCTTGGCTTCTGCTGGCAAAACGCTATCTGACACTAGTGTTGGTGGCGGGCAAAATGCATTACAGGCTATGATTGGATGACAAACGCAGCTAAAGAAAGCAGCATTAAAGCACAGCGTAAACGTGCCGCAAGCGATGCACTGGAAGAGCAAACTGTAATCCGCAATCTTATGCGAAACGGTAGTTCACGTCGCTGGGTTTGGTTGCGTCTTGCTGAGTGTAACATATTCACCGGAAGCGATAATCTAGATCCGCAAATTATGGCTTACCGTGAAGGCCAACGTACTATAGGCCTTAGACTACTTGCAGCTGTAACACGTACTTGTCCGCAGGAATACGTGCTAATGACGCAAGAAAATACTGCGGTTAACTTAATCACCGAAGACGGTCCCGAAGAGGAAAACGAAGATGTCAACTGAAACGCCAACGCCAACACCTACACCAGAAGTTGCGCCGGAACTACCGCCCGTAGCTGAAAACGCGCCTACACTTGCAAGCGCACTGTACCCAGAAGAAACTACTTCTGGCGCCGGAGAAGAAACTACCGCTGCTGCGGAAAGCGAGCCTGGTGCCGATAGCGTACCCGGCGAAGATAGCGTACCCGGCGAAGATAGTACTCCTGGCTCAGATAGCGTTTCCGGTTCGGACAGCTTAACTGCTGACTCTTACACCTTTACGCTTCCTGATAACATCCAGGTTAACGATGCTCTTCTTGGAGAAGCTAAAAGTTTTTTCGCGGCAGCAGGTATTGCGCCAGAAACGGCTACTTCTCTAGTTCAAACCCTTGTTCCTAAGTTGCTTGAAGGCCAAGTGCAAGCACTAGCTAACGCGCAACAAGAGCAATTTAATCAACTTCAAGCCACTTGGGTTGGCGAAATTAACGCCATGCCAGAATTTAAGGGTGAAGCCCGTAAAGCTAGTGAAGCTGCTATAGCTTCCGCCCTGGACGCATTTGGTCCGACAGTCCAGCGCGAAGCTGCAGACGGGACTAAGAAGACGGTGAACCTGGCTCGCGAAGCTATGGACATCACCGGAGCTGGAAATAATCCTGCCATTGTGCAACTGGTTCTTTCCATGGCTAAAGCCCTTTCCGAAGGGTCACCTACCGGCCTTGGCCGACCTGCAGGCCGTCAAGCACCACGAACGCTAGGCGGCGTACTATATCCAACCCCTTCATAGGAGCCATAAATGGCAACCATTACTCCGGGCCTGATGACTTATGCGGAATGGGCCCTCCGCATGGACGATACGGGGAAAATCTCTACCCTCGTAAATCTTCTTTCTCAAAACAACGGCATCATGGCTGACTGCCTGGCGCTAGAGTGCACTACCGGCAACGTGTATGAATATACGCAAGTTGTCAAACTTCCTCCAGTTGGCCGTCGTTCTTACAACGCAGGTGTGCCTGCTTCTCTCGCTGGCGTTGCTAAGCAAGTTACTACAGCGGTGGAGTATGCAGACTGGACTAAGCTGGATAAATCACTAGCTGAACTTGGCGGGAGCCTTAATGAGCTTCGTGCTACGGAAGATGCTCTCCACATGGAAGCGCTTTCGCAGACAGTTGCTTCTGATTTGTTCTATGCTAACCGGGCCACTGACCCTACCGCCTTTACTGGCTTGGCTAACATTTACAATACTGTAAGCACCAGCACTAGTGCTATCGCAAACAACGTGATTGATCTTGGCGGCACCGGTTCAACTAACACTTCTATGTGGATGGTTACCTGGGGTCCTAAGCACATTCACACCATTTTCCCTAAGGGTATGCCAGCTGGTATGCAACACCGGGATATGGGTTTGCTTCCTTCTGTGGACTCTAACGGTTATGAGTTTCTAGCTTATCGTACTTGGCTGCAGATGAACATTGGTCTTGCTATTCACGACTGGCGTTTTGCTGTTCGTGCAGCTAACATTGACGTGCCTACGCTTAGCACTGGTTCTCCGGCTAACCTTATCAACGCTCTTTCGCGTATGATGATGAAGATGCCAGTTCAACCTGTCGGCGTTGGTCCTGTGCAAAATAGCGACAGTCCTGGTAACATGGCTGTACAACTTGCGCGTACGGTTATTTACTGCAATCGTACTGTTTACCTTGCGCTAGATCAACAAGCACAAAATAAAACCAACTTGTTCCTTAACATGGATGAGTGGGACGGTCACGCTGTGCTGACGTATCGCGGCATTCCTATTCGTGTCGTGGATGCAATCCTTAACACTGAATCTCGCGTGGTCTAAGGAGGACCTCATGATTGACGCATCTTATCTTTTTGACGGCTCGATTTCTGGCAGTACTCTTACTGGTTCTGCTATCACTGTAACTCGAGACTCTACTAATATTCTTGACCTGCTGGCAGCTCGAGATATTGGTGCAGATAACGAGCTAGGTTTGTTTGTGCATGTGTCACAAGCATTTACCGCAGCTGGTGCTGCTACAATGACTATTGATTATCAAACCTGCGCTACTGTAGGTGGTACTTACAAGTCATTGCTACTTAGCAACTCTTACGGTAAAGCTGACCTTATCGTCGGCGCACCAGTGTTTCGTTATGCCTTGCCAATGAACCAAGCGCTTAACTCTACTTCTGGTGTTGTTGCAGCTCCTGGTCGTTATGTGAAACTTGTTTATACTGTAGGTACCGGCCCAATGACTGCCGGCGCCGTGGTAGCTTGGATTGCTCCGATTAACGACCGTGTGCAGTATCAAACTTACGCCGGTAACTTTACAGTCTAAGGAGAAATAAAAATGGCTCGTTACTTTGTCAAAGTTGACATGTTTGTTGCTCCGCATTTTATCCGCGCGGGTACTGAAATTAACTACAACGGTATCCCTGGTGATTTTTTGGAGCCAATGGATGAAGAAGCCGAAGCGGCTATGGAAGAGTGGTACGGTATGACCGTCAATTCTCCAGACCGTATTGTCGATGGAATTCTAGTGCCAGGGGGAATTGAATACCCTAACGCTAAGTTCCGTCCTCTTCCTCCTGGAGAAATGCTAGGCGCTGCACGAGTGCAAGTGCTTTCTGAACCAAAGCCTGGAAGCGAAGTTGGACTTTCTCTAGCAGAAGCTTCAATGGGACCAGGTCGCACAGATCCTATTCCTCCTTCTGCTGAGCCTAAAGCTCCGGCAAAAGTTGTTTCTCCGGCTGCTTCTGCGGCAAAGTAAACGCCAACTGGTATGGCTTGTTCCCCAAATGAATGAGCCATACCAGTCTTTTTAGCAAAGGATAGCAAAATGCCTAGATCTTCTCAACAAGAATTTCTTCAGCCTGATGGCGCAAATCCAGCACTTGGTGCTGCTCTTGTTACTCTTGCAGATAGTGATTTGCCCGTACTTGGTGCTCGTGCTTTGTATGTAGGTTCTTCTGGTAATGTGCGCGTTACTACTGCTTTTGGCGATGACGTTGTTTTTACCGGAGTGCTGGCTGGCTCTATTCTTCCGGTAAGCGTAAATCGTGTTTGGCTTACTAATACTACCGCAGGCAACATAGTGGCTTTGTACTGACATGCATACTGGCTTATCATTGGCGTTGACTGGTGTAGCCAGGAACGCACTTAACACACCAGCGTTGATGACGTTGCATTTTGACACTGGCGTTTATACTAATTTAGCTGGCTATAACCGAACGAACTACGTCCCCAACTCCACAATGGTCGGGGCCACGGCTTCGACCTTGCCGACGGGGTGGAGCTTTCAAGCGGCTACTGGACTGACCCAATCAGTTGTCGGCACCGGCACGGAGTTTGGTCGAAACTATATTGATTGGTCAGTCGTCGGTACTACTTCAACGACAACAGCCCCACTAATTTCTACAAGTCCTGGCGGACTTTCGGCAGCAACTAACGCGCCAGCAGCTACTGGGCAAACTTGGACATCATCCATCTATTACCGGCTTATTTCGGGCACATTACCTGCAAATACGTTTGGCGTAGGATTTATTGCGTATAACAGTGCTGGCGTAGGCCTTGGTACTGTTCTTGTAAATACATCAATGACATCAGGTGGGTTTGCACGAAACAGCGGAACTGCCACAATCGCATCAGCCACAACTGCGGGAGTTCAATCGTTTATTGGAGCGGGTGGTGGTCTTCCTGCGGGAACTTATAATTTTGTCCTCCGCATCTACCAGCCCCAGCTAGAGCAAGCCGGGTCGCCATCGTCGGATATACTGACCACCTCCGCGCCCGTCACCGTCAAAACCTACATCAGCAACAACCCCGCTGACGTAGGCAACCTGACCTATACCCGCGCAGGGACGGCCTATGCATCGGATGCCTCGGGCAATTTGATCTCGTTTGGCGCTAACGTGCCGAGGATTACGAACCTTGGGTATTTGGCAGAGCCGAGTGCGACGAATGGCTTTTTAGCGTCGCAAGACTTTACGGATGCGGCTTGGACAAAGTTAGGGCTGACGCCTTCGGCTAACACAACAACTGCGCCAGATGGTACGCTTACGGCTGACACCGTGACTATTTCTGCACTGACCGAATATCATTATTTCAGTCAAATCGTAACTGCGACAGCATCAGAAGCGCGGGCGGATGCTATTTATGTAAAACCTTCAACACAGCGATACGTCTGGCTAGAACAACATCCGTATCTATCAGGTGCTGACCTAGGCTCGTCTGCTGTAGCAATTTTTGATTTGCAAACCTTAACCATTACGTCATCGGGCGGCACTGGAAATGTTCCGTCGATTACGCCTGCTGCGTTTGGGTTTTATCGGCTATCCATAAACGGTACGCTATCTGCCACAGCAAATCAAAGCCAACTTCGGGTCGGGTTCACTAATTCTTCAACAGTAATAAATACCTACCTTGGGAACGGCACCGATAATGTTGCTTTCTGGCAAGCCGATACTCAAAGCGGCTCAAAAATTACCTCGCCAATTCTCACCACCACAGCCCCCGTCACCCGACCTGCTGACGTAGGATACTACACCCTGTCTAGCTCGCTCTCGGGGGCGTATAGCTTGGCGGCAGTGGGGCAGAGTAATGCAGGGAGTGGGAACTCCCCTGGCTTGGTTCAGTTAGATGGCGGCACAGACTCAGATCGAGTGCTGCTGGCTAGCTTTGTTAGTGTTTCCACAACTCAGGGCTCCCCAATCGTGCAAGTCGGCGGCGCGACACAATTTAACCCGTCACCGGGCAGCGTCTTTACTAACGGAAACTCATTCGGGGTAGCAATCTCAATTCAAGCTAGCCGAATGGCGGCTTCGGTTTCAGGAAGCGCAATCAGTGCGGGCACAGGCACGGTTCCAACGGTTAGCAATTTACGGCTCGGGAGCGCGTCAGCCGGGGGAAATATCCTAAACGGCACCCTCAAGTCGGCTGCTGTTTACTCATCCGCCCTTTCCGACGCTGAGGTGATCTACCGCTCTCCAGGTAACTACTAATGCGTATCTTACCAGCTTTTATTAACATTACTTTAGCCGCTTTATGCTGGCTAATACTATTTACTATCATCAGTTGCACTACTCTTTCTGCAGTTCCACAACAAGGCCCTGTGCTTAATAAAACATGGCCTCAGTCTACAGAGCAATGCAAAGCACAACCTACTTTAGATTGGTGCCGACATGCACAGCGCTGACATAAAACATTGGGATGCTCAAGCTAGAAGTGGTTTTGTTTACACACCAGATAAACAAATCGACACTTGGCGCAGTCATGCTACTGAAGCTTCTCTTGGCGCAAGTTGGCAAGGAGACTGTGATGATCTTGTAGCCACTGTTTTAGATCTACTAGGTCAAGCAGGTTTACCGCTTACGCAACGTTACAGGCTTGAAGTTGGAAGTAAAGGCAGTACTACAGTAAACCACTTAGTAGGCGCTGTACTTTCTGCTGAAGGTCAGTTTTGGATTGTAGGTGATACTTTTGGTTCAGCTTATCTTGCTACGGAAATGCGACATACTTCTATTGAATACCAATGTCTTAGTGAAACTGAAGTAATCCGCGCTGGAGCGCCTTGGGTACTTTCTATCAATAACACTAATCTTACTGGAGATAAGTAGTGGCACAACAACATTCTTTTCTATCTTGGCTAGGTCAACATGCGGAAATTGCAGTAGCTGGTATAGGCGCAATTTCTGTTTGGGTAGCTAATCAAGTAAGCGGAAAAGCAGCAATGCAAACTGCTATTAACGATGGGTTTGAAAAACTATTAGAACAAGTAACTTCTGCTCATGAGGAGGAACGTAATGCGTGGTTGGAGAAACAAGCGCACTTGGAGCAGAGTATTAAAGAACTTACCATCGCTGTCAGAGCTTTGGTGGCAAGCCTTAACCAGCACGGTATTCCTCTTCCTGTACTTAAGCTACCGTCTTTCATATCATTGGAGTCGTAAATGACTAGCCCAGTTGATGTTGTTAATCGTGCGTTAAGTAGCATAGGCGCAAGGTCTACTATAGCTAGCTTTAGCGAAAGTTCTAAAGAAGCACAGCAAGGAAACTTGTGGTACGACAAACGTAGACGGCAATTGCTTCGTACAGCCCCTTGGGGTTTTGCGCGAATGACTGCTACTTTATCACTACTTGGCACAATAACCGACAGCACATCTCCTTACCCATTTTTGTATAAATACGAGTATCCAGCTGGCTGTTTCAAAGTACGCTATATTTTAGCACCGGCTTCTACAGCTTTGCCTTCTGGTATTCCGCTGGTAGGTGACTCTATCTTTGGGGTAGCTGGGCTTAGTCCTTCTCGTTCTAACAGATTTATTGTTGCATCTGATACTGACAGTAGCGGAAATCAACGCAGAGTAATTTTATCCAACGTCCAAAACGCATTAGTTGTTTACACCGGAGACGTAACATCGCCGGACCTATGGGATGACTTGTTTGAAGATGCATTGACTTCTAGTCTTGCTTACACGTTTGTTATTCCTATTACAGGCAACGCTGGTATGAGGGACGATTTTCGTCGTGCGGCAGAAATAGCAATAACTAACGCTAGGGCTGCTGACGCAAATGAAACTATAAACAACAACCAGCATACCCCAGATTGGATTTCTACGCGAGGGTTTGGGCTAGATATGCCTTACACTAGTAGTACCTGGGGTTCTTGGAACTCATCTTACGAAGACATGGCGTGGGGTAGTTAAATGGCTTTTAATGTAATTCAGCCAAGCTTTGGTGCAGGTGAACTTACTCCTGCGCTTAACAGTCGTGTGGATATGGATAAATACCACAGTGGAGCTGAAAAAATACGCAACTGGTTTGTAGACTATCATGGCGGAATTATATCCAGGCCTGGTAGTAAGCTTTGCGGTAGAGCGCAAGGTTATACTGCTACCATAAGTCCTCGCATACTTCCCTTTATCGTATCGCAAGAAACAGCCTACGTGCTTGAGCTTGGCGATTACTACATGCGTTTTTATTATAAAGGTGCTCCGGTTGTAGAAGCAAGCAAAACTATTACTGGAGTTACGACTTCTGCTAATGCTGCAATTAACATTGTAGGCCACGGGTACAGCACAGGAAACGAAGTTGTAATTAGCGGTATTACTGATGCAGTAGCTGCAAATGGGTCCTGGGCTGTAGTAGTAATAGACGCAAACAACTTTAACATTGTTACGTTAGACAATCTACCCTGTAGTACTCTTATTGATCCTGCTTGGGTAAGTGGAGGTACTTGCGCTAGAATATACAGCATTGCTACACCTTACGCTACAGCTGACACTGGGACAATTAAGTACGCACAATCAGCTGATGTTATGCGTTTGTTTCACCCTAAATATCCTGTGCAGCAATTACGCAGAGTTACGTCTTCTACTTTTAGCATAGGAGCTGAAGTTCTTGGCCCAAAAATAGATCCACCTAGTAGTGTGTCTGGGACATATTCAGGTGGTGGTGGTACATCAGCTAACATTGGGTATGTAGTAACTGCTGTTTCTGCTGATGGAAAAGAAGAGTCTTTACCTTCATATCCAACTATAGTTTCTTGTGTTAAACTTGACGGTATTAACAATATTAATAAGATTAAATGGACTGCGCCTACTCAAGCAGTAAGCTATTACAAAATTTACAAATGGGGACCAGTGCGTCTGCTTGCTCCGTTGCCTTCAGTTTTTGGTTATCTAGGCCAAACGCTTACTACTTCTTTTACGGACACTGGTGATACTGTAATTGACTATTCTAAAGTTCCACCGCAATTTGCAGATCCGTTTTCTCCCTCTCAGATTTTATCTGCAAAGGTAAACAGTGCTGGTGCTTTTTCTGCGGGAACTTACATAGTTGCTTTAACGATTACAGACTCTACTGGAACTGGCGCTGCAGGTTATGCAGTTGTAGACCCAACCACTAACGTAGCTGTTGGTGCAGTTATAACTAGCACTGGGTCAAACTACACAGCACCTACCATCTCTGCCGGCAGTGCAACATTTACCGCACAGCTTTCGCCGTCGTCTGGAGATTATCCTGCTTGTGGTGGATTTTTGCAGCAGCGTGCAGTAGCTGGAGGTTCTATTAACAATCCAGAAACTTTAGTTCTTTCTCAAACTGGGTTGTATAGTAATTACAATAGAACACCAGTATCGCTAGACTCAGATGCAATCACAGCTTCAATTGCTTCGCGAGAAGTTAATAGAATTAAATCAATTACGCCTATGAGTACTGGAGCTGTAGTCCTTACTTCTGGTAATGGTTTTTTGGTAAGCGGTGGTTCTGGTAATGCGCCAATAACGCCTACTACTATAACTGCTCTACCTCAGGCCGCAAGTGGATGTAACGATTTACCTCCGCTAGTTATTAACTACGACATTCTTTATGCTCAAGCTAAAGGCGCTGTTATACGAGATTTATCTTTTTCCTGGCAAGTCCAGTCTTACACCGGTACAGACAGAAGCGCACTTTCTTCTCATTTATTTTTAGGAAGAACTTTGCTAGATTGGTGTTGGGCAGAAGAACCATTCAGGCTTATTACTGTTGTGCGTGACGATGGTATGATAAATACTATGACATACGTTCCTGACCAAGAAGTTTATGGTTGGGCGCACTGGGACACTAATGGTAGATATATTTCTGTAGCATCTATCCCAGAGGATAACGCTAATGCGATTTATGCAGTTGTTGCTAGGTTCACTGGCGGTAAGTGGGTTAATTATATCGAGCGTTTTGCTGACCGTGTGCTTGATAATAAAACAGTTGCTGATGCCTGGTGTGTAGACTGTGCTTTGCAATTGCCCGTAACTTATCCGGCATCTGGTCTTCAGCTTACTAACGCTAGTGGAGATACTAACGCCTATGCTACATATCCAATTTTTTCTGTAAACGATGTAGGAAAAGTTATTTGGTATAAGGGCGGTAAAGCTACAGTTGTTGCTTACATAAACTCTTACATAGTAACGCTTAGTGTAACTCAGTCTTTTCCTATTGTAAGCAATAATTTAGAGAACACTCCAGAACTATTTGAACAAGGACTTTGGTCTATTAATACACCTGTAACTGTAGTAACAGGCCTTAATCACTTAGAGGACTTAACGGTAACTGGACTTGCAGACGGAGTTCAAATTAACCCTGTAAAAGTCTTAAACGGTCGATTGACTTTACCATACGCCGCCTCTAAAGTTGTTGTAGGGCTTAACTTTACATGCGAAGCCAAAACCCTTGCATTAGAGTTAGGTGAACCTACGCAGCAATCTAAAGCTAAGTTTATCCCTGCCGTTACTGCGCGTATGCAAAACACTGGAATAGGCGTGCAAGCAGGGCAAGATTTTGAACACACACTGTACGATATGAAAGAACTTTATTCCAGCCCGTTATCTTTTCCTAGTGGATTGTACACTGGTGATTTTAGACAAGCAATAGACTCAACTTGGGGCGATGGCGGACAAGTTTGCTTTAGGCAAGATAAACCATATCCTGTAACAATCTTAGGCGTAATCCCAGAGGTGATCCTTGGCGACACTATGCGTTGAGCAAATAACCGAAAGCAGTTTTTCGGTAGAGAAACTTCGAGCCGAAGACGAGCAAGAATGTGCAGCTGGCGGTATGTCAGGACTAGAAGCAGTTTATCAATCGGTAAACTTAAGCGTATGGTCTAGTATCGTAAAGTCAGAAGAAGGAGAAACTCTTGCTTATTGGGGGTATGCTCCAAGTAGCTTTATGGGTAACTCATGCCGGGCCTGGTTGCTTAGTACTCCAGCCGTAGAGCAGCACAAGCGTGCGTTTATGGAGGCTTCTGTAGCGTACTTAGAACAGTTACTGCTGCATTATCCTCAGGTATATGTAGAAGTTGATTGGAAATATACTCGCGCAGTCCGTTGGCTTGAGTGGCTTGGTTTTTACCCCGTAAACATCGGAGAAAAATTTATGCTTATGTGCGCTGAAAGGAACATGACATGGGCTTCTTAGCAGAAAAAGCTGCTAATGCTTTTGGCTACGGAACTGCGGCACAATCTGCTGCATCTTCGCTTAATTGGAGTGGGGCTGGTACTGCTTTAGACGCTGGTGGCCAGCTGTTTGAAGGTATTGGCGGTATGCAGCAAGGACTGTATCAATCGCAAATAGCTAAAAATAACGCTGCTATAGCTACAAGTAATGCTGGTGCAGCTATAGACGCTGGTGATTTTGAAGCACAAGTAGCTTTAGCTAACGGCGCAAAAACAGTTGGTGCTCAACGGGCAGGTTATGCTGCTAGTGGAATTGATGTTGGTTCGGGAAGTGCGCTAGAAACTCAACAAGCAACTGAACGTATGTCTTCTCTTGATGCAGCTATGATACACTTTAATGCAGCTAAACAAGCGTTTGGTGACATGGCTCAAGCTAATAATTTTAAGGCTCAAGCCTCATTGACTAAAGCCGCCGGTTATGGTATGTATGCTTCGGGTTCGGCAAAAGCAGCTTCTACGCTTATTGCTGGAGCATCTTCTCTTGGTAAAAAAGCAGCAGCGTATAAAACTACAGGAGCGTTAAATGGCGCAGGTTCCTAATATACCACTGCCTACTGTAGCGCCTAGCTCTACACAACTGCCTTATCAGCAAATTGATGCGCCTAGAGCAGCTTTTGGAGCCGCAGTGCTGGGCGATGCTGCCGAAAACTTAGGAGCTGCTGCCGCGCAAGCTGGAGTAGACCTCGAGCAACACGCTCAGAAAATGGCGATGATTGATAATCAGGCCATGCTTGCTGAGGGTAATGCTCAACACGCAAACGCATTGGATAACCTGGTTATAGGTTTTCAGCAAGAAAATCGAGGCATGAAAGCGGTTGCCGCTTTGCCTGATGCGTTCAAAGCTATCGACACGCAAACTCAAGCGATAGCTTCTACGATGAGTAATCCTACTGCTCGTAGTGCGTTTCTTGCGGATAGCAAACTTCTTGCTGTGCGGACTGCAGGAGAGTTGCGCCGGTTTGCATCAAGTCAGCGGGAAGATGCGCTTACGGCGCAGTATGTTGCCACTAACTCCGCGCTCATGGATGATAACTTTAAGCACTCAGGTAGCCCTGACTTTCAGAAAACGTGGGAGATGAACAGGGACAAAACCATGGTAGCTGCCGCGTTTCGCGCGGAACACCTAGGTTATAGCGGCAACGTTGCTCAGCAATTTGCGCGAAACGCTTATGGAGAACTGGTTGCTGCGCAAGTGCAAAAGCTTTTCACAAGCGGTGATGTAACTGGCGCAGATGCGTTTCTTCAGGCCCATAATGCTGGGATGAATGAGACTGCTATTAATAAACTGCAAGGCATGCTTAAGCCAGCGTTGTTTGCTAATTCTGCTGCTACACTAGCTGATCAAGTTGTAGGTGAAACGCTTGGAGTAAGAGCGCCTAAAGCTGATGCTATGCAAACACTTACCGCTATGCGCCAAGATCCTATTGCAGCAATTAAAGCTGCAACTGGAATTACTGTACCTGTAGCTTACGGCGCACGAGATGCTGCACGTAATAAGCAAGTAGGTGGTTCAGATACTTCTGAGCATCTAGTTAATGCTGCCTGGGATTTGCAACCCCCTAAAGGCATGAGCATGGTACAACTAGCTCAGCGTATTCACGACTCAGGTATTCCTTATGATCAGCTAGAAGTGCAAGGCAATCACGTTCACGTAGGGTTTAAGCCTAACGATACTCAACGTGGAATGATTATCGGAGACCTAGCGGGACAAGTGCACAACCCAAGCATCAACTCCGCTCTTGGCGGGGCTATGACTTCTTACGAGCTTAAAGCTAAAGAAGGAGCATTGCAAGACGCTCTTCGCGCTAGAGCACTAGCAGAGCAGCCTGGCAATATGGCCTATGCTGATATGGTAGTTAGCCGAGGTCTTACTCAGCTTAATCAAACTATTCAAGCGCGAAGCTACGCAGAACAAGATGCTGGGCAAAGTTTGCTAGGTATTATCGACACCGCTAATATTAAAGATTTGCCTACACTTCTTGCTCAGCCTGGAGCTGCCGCACAGTATAATAGTCTTCCGCAGTCTTCTCGCTCTGCTCTTAGCAGCATGATGAAACGAGAAGCAAACACGCCTACACTAGAAACAGATCTTAATAAATATGCCCTTATTGGAATGATGAGTGATCCTAAAACTGTTGGCGATTTTCTTCATGCAGATATTATGAGCATGGACCTTACGCGTTCAGATAAAAACACTCTTATGACGCGTCAGATTAAAATGCGCGGGCAGGAAGATGCTTTAGCTGGAAGCAATAAACCGCTAAATCATATCATGTATGACAGCAATGTTTCTCAAGCACTTAAACAATTAGGTATTACTGATTTTTCCTCGGATAAATATTTTCAGTTTAAGGGCGCTATGGGCACTGCTTTACAGTCTTTTACAGAAGTAAACGGTAGACCTCCGCAAGATAAAGATATTCCCGCACTACTTATTCAAGCGCAAACACTTCTTAAAGGGCCTACTACAGATAGTATGGTAGCTGCTTTTTCTCCAACAGCACCTAAATTTGTACAAGGCAGTCCTGCTATTCAAACTATTATGTCTCGTAAAAGCCCAAGTGGCCAGCCAATCCCGTATCCTGTTGCGCTAGCTATAAGCAAAAAGGTTCCTAATGCCCAGTGATCAGTACGATAAGGCAATCGCGGATTACTATCGTGAGCAGGCCACGCTTAATGCTGGAAGCACCGCGAATGTAAATCCAGTTAACGCTACTACTGCGCTGCAAGCGGCGCCGAAAGCGGGGCTAGCGCCGGCAAGTATTCAGAATAATCCTGCGCCAGTTGTAGCCCAGCTGCAGCAGCAGGATAATCACGCTATACTACAATCATCACCTCATGTGCAAAGCTTTGTTGCAAGCGATGCTACTAAAGCGGCAGCGGTGGGAGATAGCTATAAATCTCTTGCGGCTCTCGGTCAATGGGCGCAAGACCATGTAGGTATGGCAAAGGCTACCGGAAGCGGTCTGTTTAATAGTGTAGCTTCTTTTGCCGGAGCACTTGCTTTTAGGCCTATTGATCAGCTAATGAGTACTATGCAGTCTGCTGCTAAATTTAGCGATTTGCTTAGTGGTAATCTTACCGAAGCTGATTTTAAGCCTGTGTCTTCTCCCGGAGAACTTTATGGGCAAACATTAACTCAAGCTAGTGGCGCTGCTTATACCCCGCAAAACGAAACTGAGCGTATTGCTTACATGGTTGGCGGAGCATTGCCGTTCGCTGCTATGCCTGGTTCTGCACTTAGTCGTATTGGCGCAGTTGTGCTACCTACAGCCGGATCATATGCTGGGCAACAAGGAGTAAAAGCTTTAGGCGGAGGAGAAGATCTTCAGTCTATTGGTGGCGCGCTAGGTGGTATGCTTGGAGTTTTGCCACATGCGCTAGGTAGCGTACGAGTTCCGCCAAAAGTAGTAGAGGCTTATGTTAAAGCTCGCTACGGTGTTAAAGTAACCGGGGTAAGTGATGCTCCGCAAGGACCGTACACTGATCAACTTCGGCTACCTGGCCCAGAAGGTCTTACAAGAAACACTACTGAAGATGGTGTTACCCCACCGCCAGTAGATAATATACCTGATGATTTTAACACCGCTGCTCATATAGACAGTATGGGTAGTGCAAGAGATATAATTCAAAACGCTCCTATAGCGCAACGAGCGCCAGAAATTGTAGCTGATTTTCTAGAAAACCACACTCCTGTTGGTGATGAAAAAGTTTGGATACCTGCGCAAACTTTGCTAGAGCAGCAGCTTCAAGGTAAATACTCTTTTGGGTATACTGATACAGCTTTGTTTGACTCTATTCAAAATGGAGACACGCACGTAGAAGTGCCTATGTCAGATTATTTAGCTTATACCGCTAATAACCCTGATGCTAACTTGCTAGATAAACAAGTGCGTTATCAGCAAAATGGGCAAAGCTTGGAAGAGTACAAGCAGCAGCAAGAAGTAGAAGCTGCGCTTGCTGCACCTAAAGAAACTAATGTTATTCCTCCACTTTCAGCTATGACTAAAGTTGGAGAAAAACTTGCTGGGTCTAACCCAGGCGCTGTGTACGAAGATGAATACGGATCTAAATTTTTAGTAAAAGGTTCCGCGCAAGAGACATTAAAATCTGAAAGAGCAATTAACGAAGCTCAAGCTAATGCGCTCTATGCTGCAGTTACTGGCCAACAAAACTTAGTTCATCTTGTAGACTTGGGCAATGAGCATGGAGGTGGTCTAGGTATAGCTTCTCGGCTGCTTAACAATGCAAAACCTTTTGATATAAGTAATGCAGCTCATAAGCAGTCGCTGCAATCGGATTATGCACTACATGCTTGGTTGGCTAATCGAGATGTAGTGGGCCTGGACTTTGATAATGTGCTGGCGCATGGGTCAGGCGTAAAACCTATTGACCTAGGCGGCGCACTGCGGTTTCGCGGAATGGGGGAGTTGAAGAAGGACTTCGGCCCGATCCCGCTAGAGTTAGAAGGGTTTAAGAACCCGGCGATTGCACCGCAAGCTGCTCAAGTTTTCAGCGGAATGAGCAAAGAAGATGAAAAATACAGCGCAGAAAACATTCAATACGTTTCTCCAACTGCTATTAGAGAAGCAATAACTCTTAACGACACTGTGCCTTTTGACCAAGAGCTATATGATACGCTTATTGCTAGGCAAAAAAATATTCTTGCTCGATATGAGTTGCCGTATCCGTTTAGCGAACAGGAAGTGCTTAACGGTTCTGGTCAAGATGTTGAGTCTTTATTTGATCAATTGTTTCCTGTTGGTACTGATGTAGATAATTTTCCTGAACCAGCAGATCTTGGTATTATGCTAGAACCTGATCAGCAAGCTGAATGGGATAAAGCTAAACCTGCGGTAAAAGCCGCAATCGTCAAAGCGGCTAATGATTTGTTCCTTAACAGTTTGTTTGAGGACAACAAAGCTCTCGGCATGAATAAGAAGACCTTTAAGAACTACTCAGACAAAGTTCAAAAGGAGTTTATGCAGAAGGCGGTAAAGCTGTGGAAGAAAACACTTAACAACATTCGTAAAGAACGCGGACAAGAGTGGCGTGCTGCTTATGCAGTTAATCAGTTAGCCGTTGAAAATCAAGTACTAAGTGAACCTGGAATTAAAGCTTCTCATCTTATCAGGTATAGCAATAAGTTAGAAGATCCACTACGTAAAGATAACGCGTTTGTGGATGCTAAAGGTAATCCTATTACGTTCTATCATGGAGCATGGCATAACGATATTGGAATTACTGCTGAAGAACTTGCTATGAAGAAAGCTGAGTTTAAGCGGTTAAATCCTCATACTCAAGTAGATTTTTCGCCTAACCCGTGGCGTCCTATTAATTACAATGTTATCTCTTTCAGTACTGATCCAACTTTTGCTGACAAATGGAAAGCTGGTAATTACGATCTTTATAATAAGTTAGGTAGAATACGCACACTGTACGTTACGCATCTTAAGGCTTCTCGCCCTGGAGATTTTCGTAATCCTGCTGACGTAGAAAAAGCATTACAGTGGTATATCAAGCAAGGGCTTGTGGAAAAAAGTTACGAAGATAGTTTCCGTAAGCAATTAGCTGATGGCGCATATGAGCGTTGGGAAAACCCAGTCATGTGGAAAGACTGTGGGTTTGATGCGGCATATATGCTAGAAGAGCAAGGTCAAGCTAGAGATAAACCTAACGCTTGTGTGGGGGATAACTCTCAAGTTTACTTTAAGTATGAAATTCGTCCAGGTGTTGAGTCTCCTACATATAAACTTTCTCCAGAAATTAAAAAGCTTTATCCAAAAGCATTGTGGGAAAATCTGCCTAACATTATGTTTTCTGCGGAAGATGGGCTAGATGCAGATACTGTAGCTGCGGCTTTGGATATGGACTCCGGCGAAGCTTTGCTTAATTCACTTTCTCAAGTAGAACTAGCTCGAGGTAAAGTTCCTTTCCGCAAGTTTGTAGGAGACATGATTAAGCAAGGAACTATGGAGAAGACGAAAGCTGATGTAGGTGATGTAGCTTCTCCAGAAGCGATCCTTGCAGAAGCTAAAGCACTTTTTGCGGAGCCAGATATAACTACTTTGCTGGAAGAAAGACTTAAGCAAGTAGCTGATGCGCTTACTGCTCAAGGACAGCGAACACCGTTTTCTAAAGATGATGTAAAAAATACAGCTTTACGCTCTTGGGAAAAACAACCTGTAGATATTGCCGGCGATACACGTAAGCTAGAGAAGCAACTTGCAGCACAAGGTAAAGCTGGTCAAGTTGCTCTGGCTAATGGAGATACAATTAAAGCATTTGATGCCTGGCAGAAGCAGCTTATTGTTAAGTATCAATTAACTGAAGCATACAAACTGCAAAAAAGTTTTAAGTCTATTGCTAAAACGCTAAGTCGTTGGGCTAAAGCTGATGCAATCCCAGGTATGGACCCAGCAGTTAGCGCTGTTTTGCAAAAAGAACTTGAAAACCTGGGGTATGATCTTAGCCGAGACTCTGCAGAACTAGATCGTTTTCTTGCTGATCCTACTGTTAATAAAGGGTTTACAGACATTACTGCAGTTACGCATATGATGTATCTTGTAGGTAAAGGAACAGTTGAACATTCTATTCCTGCTAATTTGTATAAAGTGAACGGAGTTAAGTTACCTAAGTTTACTGTTACACAGTTTGTTAATTACACTAACATGCTTAAAGCTATTGCTACTTTTGGTAGGGACGAGGACAAAGTTATTCGCGCAGGAAAACGTGTTGCATTAGACAATGTAGTAACTGCTGTAGTTCGCAATGGGGCTAAGCTAGGAAACAAATACACTAATCAGCAACTGCAAGATCGGCGTACTCAGCTTTTTGGTAAAACTAAAAGCATAGTTAAAACTGTGCTTGTGCTAAACTATAGGCCAGAAGTTTATCTTCATTGGTTGGATGGTGATAAAATTGGAGTGCTTTCTGAAAGTGCTGTAGCTCCGCTTATGGATGGAAAGTATTTAGCTGCTGATCTTACTGATGCTTACGTTAAAGCTATGCAAGCAGTAGATAAAGAATACAACATTTTTAAGACTCAACGCCAGGCACTTACAGCCCCACCCATGATGGATTTTGTAGGAGTGGATGGAGAGCGGGCCACAGTAATTAAAACTCGCGGCGACTTGCGTACTGCGTTAATTTATCTTGGCACCGAAGGCGCTAGAGAAAGATTGCTAGTTGGTTTTGACTGGGGAAAGGAACAAGAAGACTGGATACTTTCTCAAGTACGACCAGATGATATAGCTTTTGCTGAAGCTTATTGGGCGGAAAACGAAAAGATATTTCCTCTTGCGGATAAGATGTATATGCGAGTGCGTGGGTATGGTGTAGAAAAACAAGAGCCTCGGGAGATAGTTCTTCCTGATGGCACTACACTTAAAGGTGGCTATACGCATATTCAGTATAATAAAGGCCTGGCGATCCAGGCTAAACTTAAGCAAATAAAAAATGGGCTTGCAACTCCGATTAGTACAAGTGAGTCTGTAGTAGATAAAAATTATCCTGTAACTTCTCTACCAGTTTCAGGATATACTAAAAGTCTTACTAACGTAGCTGGGCCGGTAGACTTAGCAGTAGATAAATTGAGCACTGGTGTTAACGAAACTATCCATGATATTAGCTATCGTGAAGCATTGATTAACGCACAGAAAATTTTAACTGAACCTAGAGTTAAAGGAGTGCTAGAAAAAGTTCTTGGACCTGAGTATCAAGCACAAATTCTTCCTTGGCTCGAGCATATTGCACACGCTATGAATTATCCTGAGCCTAATAATGTGCCGACTATTCAGTTTATTCGTAAGGTAACTAGTAATCTAGTGTTTAGTAAAATTGCGCTTAATCCTAAAGCGGCTCTTACTCACAGTGGTATTGGTTTCGGCCACATGCTGAATGAGATTAAAGATCCTGTGCTACTTGCTCAGTGCCTTGGGGAAGTGCTAGAGGTTGGGCCGCAAGGTGATGCGCTGAGAGATTTCATCTCCGCTAAATCTGGCGAAGTGCGAACTATGCTTTGGCATACTGAACGAGCTGTAAGTGATGGTCTTGCTTTTGATGAATTTACTGGAGGGTTCCAGAAAGACTTTCATAAGATGGGGTATGTGATTTTCACTATTTCTAAGCTAGTGGAAAGTCGGGCTACTTGGCTTGCAAGGTATAGGCAAGAAGTTAACCGTACTGGAGATAGCACAAAAGCTGTACTTACTGCAAACAAAGCTGTGCGAGATACGCAAGGGGCAAGTTCGTTAGTAGACAATGCACCTAACCTACGAAGAAGTAATACCCTTCTAGGAGAGTTTGCCGCAAGTGTTTTTCAAATCTTGATGGGTTTTAGAAACACAGCACCTAATAGGTTCTTCACTGCGGCTAGGCTAATTGACCGTGGGTTCAAAACTCTTGTTGATAACAATAGTAAAGCTTTAACTACTGCCGGTGGCGGGGGTGGTGGTGACGTAATTGACGGAGATTTTACAGTTCTTGATGAAGGAGCTGATCCAGAAAAGCCAAGCGCTAGTGCAGATTTTGGTAAAGCTAGTAGTATCTTAATGACCTATGTAGTAGTAGCTGCAATAATTGGCACTTTGATAGGCGTGTTTAGAGGAGACCATGCTAAAGACGAAAAAGCTACTGATCATCTGCTGGAAAAAATGATAGTGCATATAGGCGATCAAGTGTTTGGTAGCTACGGTTATATTTCTATTGCTTACTCTACTATTGAAGCAGCGTTTGAGCATTACGGCGCGGATAACATGCTGCAAGGTACTATCACTGATTTAGTAAAACTTAAAGATATGCCGCTGGATAAAGCTTCAGTTAAAGGAGTAGAAATTCTAGCTTCACTCTTTGGCTTTGGTATAGACTCAGTAGCTAACGCCGCGCAAATTGGAGTATACGCTGCGCAGGATAAACTTTCAGAAGAAGATAAATCTCCTGTTGGTATAGCTCAAACCGTTGTTCTTGGTCGCAAGACTGATGCAGAACATGCTGATAAAAAACATACTTCACATAGACGGTAAAGGACGTAGACAATGACAGTATCTAACACTACATCTTCTATAACATTAGCTGGTGATGGAGTTACTAAAACTTTTAGCTATAACTTTCTAATTCCTTACCAGGACAATGGAACTACGCCTGCAATTTTAGTACAAACAATCAGCAGTACTGGCGTTGCTACTACTATTGCTAGTGGGTTGTATAGCTATACTGGAATTAATACCAGTGCTGGCGGTACAGTTACTTACCCGTTAAGCGGAAGCGCAATTGCTGCAGGGACTTATCTTAAAATCAGTCGTGCTTTGGCTTTTACACAAAGCGTAGCTGTACCTAATACTACTCTATACCCTAATGTAATTGAAACTATTGCTGATAGATTAGTTCTCATGATGCAGCAAATAGGTGTGGGGGGAAGCACTACAATTATTAATGCAACAACTACAGGTTATCCTCCGCTTCTTACTACCTTAGGCCCTATGGATGGAGGTGGAGTAAACACTGCAGCTAATGATCTTGTGTTTGCCGCAGCAGAAGCTTCTACTAATCTTCGTTGGTCACTGCCGGCAGGGGTGTATGCTACAACGCTGATTGAAGGGAACCTGACTAAAAGCTATGAAGGCGAGGGAGTTATTCTTTTCCCCGACCTTGCCGTTATGCCAGGGCATTATGGTTATATTTCTGTAGCACCTACACTTTGGCCTACGCAAGGAACTACTGGTTGGTTTCGCGGAGATCAAAGGTTTACTGACGGCGGTGAGCGAAAGATTATTGGCCCAGGTACTAGAGCTTCTACAAACAATAGGTATTTTGAGTCTGCTTATATTCCGCATCATGCCTGGTTTGATACGCAAGATGGATCTTCTTCAGTTATCGCAAGGCTTACTGTTGCTGCCTCGACTGCTTCCTATAATATTACTGTAGATGGAATTAACAGTTCAGATGTAAACGGGAAAGACATATGTTTTTACACGGGTTATGGTGGAACACTGCTGGACATAAAGCATGTTAATTCGGTAGCTGGTACCGTACTTACTTTGTCTACTTACCCTAGTGCTAATCATCCTATTGGTACTGTAATTTCCATTGGGTCAAGAACTTGGAATGGGTTTAGCTACGTTCGAGTTACTAACACTGGTGCTGGAGACTCTTACGGCGATATTCGCAGGATGATCCAAAGCTATGTAAAGAAACCAGGGCAAACGCATTTCTTCGAAACTTCTACTGTGGGCCAGTACGGCGGAGATATTAACTTTGTTGGTAGTGCTGGTGGTTCTTACGGAACCGGCTGGGAAAGTTCATACACTGACCAAGGAAATGACGTTGCGGTTATTGCTCAGGTAGATACGTTTGTTAGAACAAATGATACTGGGGCATTAAGCTGTGTTTGGCTAGGTACTCTGTTTAAGTCCGAAGGAACTAAACCTGCTGATGCCGCTCATGCAGTAGCTGGTAAATGGCGGGTAGGACTAGATACTGTTCGCGCAGATTTAAGTACGTTTGTAACCACAAGTGACGGTATTAACGCTGCTATTAATACTGCTCTTGGGCACAGGTGGGTAATGAACTCAACTGCGTCTACTGCAGGTAGAGGTGGTTCTACTCTTTACGGTACTTATTTTGGTAATACTCCAGGTGACATGTTTATTGAAAGTGCTAATGATGGTACGTCTGATTACATAGCGTTAAGGTTTAACCGTGCTTCTCCTAACGATGCAAGATTTAGAATGAGGCCTGATAGCTTTAACTTTAACAAGCAGGTCAATGGTGCAGCCGCGATTGCAGCGGCGACAGGTCTTGCCACAAACACCAACTATAAAGTTGGACTTGATGGTCTTCTAGGTAATACATACTTCATCTATAACGGCACCAATGTATTACTATACAAAGGTGGTTCTCTTGTCGCAAGCTGGTAAAGGAATACAACATGACTAATCAAGAACGTGCTACTCAAATGAGTGCTATTGTCCAAGAGCAATTTGCTTTAGCTATAGGTAAAGCAATCATGGAAAAGATTGAAGCACAAGCTGTAGCTCAAGTACTTAACGACGAGTTAGCTAGTATGCCTCAACCCGCACCGGATAAGCCTGATGCAGATTAGTTATAGAGGAATTGAGCTTATTAAAAGCTATGAAAAGTGTAAGCTTACTGCTTACCTTCCTACGCCAAATGATGTATGGACTATTGGCTGGGGTACTACTGGATTTGGTATTCATCAAGGACTAAGTATTATGCAGGAAACTGCTGATAACTGGTTTGCTAGGGATTTGCAAAAATTTTCTAATGGAGTTAGTGCGGTAGTAAGTACTCAAACTACTCAGTTAGAATTTGATGCAATGGTTAGCTTGGCGTATAATATAGGTCTAGCTAATTTTGAAAAATCTACTGTTCTTAAACAACACAATGCTGGTATGTTTACAGAAGCAGAAGCAGCTTTTGCTCTCTGGAATAAACAGAAAGGCAAAGTGCTAAACGGGCTAACAAAGCGTCGTGAAACTGAAGCTAAACTTTATCATGAAGGAAGACTGTAATGAGCTATCTTAGCAAGTTTGTGTTTAACCCTATGAAAGCTGCTATTGCTCGGGCGGAAAGTTCCAGTAATCCTGTGTCACGGGCAACTGGTACTGCGGCAGCAACAGCTGTAGCATCTATTACGCAAGATGTAAGTAAGGAGTCTTTGGCTCACAACACGGTAATTGGTTTGGGAAATACCCTGGTAGGGGATCTTGAAACCGGACTTCGTGATGTGCTGGATGCGTTTGTTGATAGCGCAGTTAGAAGTTCAATCCCTGTCGTTGGAGGATTGATCGCGCCGGAAGCTGTAAAATTAGCTAATTGTACCCTAGACTTTGCAGAGCAACATGCGATGACTTACGTTGCGGCGCTGTTTGCTCATCATAAGAACGCTGTAGCAGAAGCTGGTACGCCTACTATCGCAGGGACGCAACCTAACCTGCCGCTTGCAGGGATTAAATAGACTGGGGTATGGCTCAATAGGAAGCCCCGTGGCGGGCGTTCGGTCGGGATGGTGTATTGTATCATCCCGACATGTCCCGCCCGTCACGTCGCGTTTTCTGTAGCCGGTTTTCTTTGTTTGGGTATTACTTGGGGGCTCCGGCCCCCTTCTTTTTGCCTGGGATATGGCTCATTCATCGGGGGAATAAACCATATCAGAACTCCGCTTTTGCCGTAGGTTTATAAGTCTTCCGACCGGAGTTATCAGCAAGACTTGCTACCTGAAGCATGTTGCTTGAGACCATTACTTCTAGTACTTTAAGCACACTGTGCGAAGGAATACGTTGGCCTATGAAGTGTATTATCCGAGACTCAGACACCGGTTTATTTTCTTTCATCCAAAGCTGGTAGATATACTGATAAGCTTCGTCGTAGACATTAGCATCAGAGTTGTGCCGCATAGCTTTGAAGATGTCTGGCATGTATGTTTCAGCTTCAAGCAGCATGTCTTGCGCTCTTGTGTAGTCAATCATTCGAAGAACAAAATCTGAGCTACGTGCTGCGGACATAACCATGCAGAGTTTTAGAAAGTGAATGTGACGACGAGGAAGGTAGTGCTCAAGCTTTGGGTGATCCGGCTGAGGTGCACAATCTGCGTAGTACCAAGTCTTAAATGTTTCCGCGAAATCTTCCGCGAACTGGAATTGCCCGAACATGTTATGCACTGCTTGCAGGTCTTGCACTAGGTCTGCTTCAAGTGCTTCGTCCCTAGTGTCTAGTCCAAACGGATCAACTTTAATTCTATCGCCGGAGTAAATAATAACCAACCTAGAGCTAAACCCTTCTGCCCAAGCTGTTTCTGGAAGTGTTCCGCCAAGCCAAGCAGGGGTAGTACCGGCAATCATGTTTATCTGAGGTGCTGGCATTTCAATAGGGTTTTTCATATGCCGCTTCATCTCTTTATACCGAACGCAGTCATACAGATCATTCAGCGTAGATAAGAACTCCGTATCGTAGGCACTCAGAAACGTACCGAATTCTGTAGCAGCTACTTGTAAGCTGTTAAATTTCGTATACGGACTCGCATCTTGCGGGCGCAGCACACTTCTCTCCGCCGACGCAAGTGCGTCTACAAGACTTGCCCTGGACACGGACGATGGGGCTACGTGAAGATCTGGAAGAAATTCCCAAAACTTATACACCTCTCTTAGTGCGTCGGTTTTACCAATACCAGGGCCGCCGGTTAATAGAATGTAGAGATTAGGATAAAGTATTCTCTTAAAAGCTTTAAGCCAGGTCTTACGTTCCATGGCTCCGGCAATAATAGATGCAGCCGCCCACTTGCGAAAAATACGCGGAGACTGTGATCCGTCTGTCAAATCAAGAAAGCTGTCGATGAAGAAATGAGATTTTCTTTGACCGGGTTCTGGGGTCGCTTCCTTTGAATTTGACAAGGCCATCTGGGTTTACTAGCTCTTTTTTGGCGTTATGTGTGTAGGCCCAATTCCAACCAGACATAGCTTCGGTGGGGAGGACCAAGATGCGACCGTTCATTAGCTCTACCGGGAACTCAAGCAACTCTTGTAATCGAGCTATAATTGCAGCTTCGGTAGTAGGATCATCAGGAATTTGGCAAAGTATAGCGTCGTGAATTTGAAGAAGAAGCTGAACTGGAAAATTATTATATATGGTTTCTTTCCAGATTGCAAGTATTCCGTCATTGATGTACTGGGCAATAGCGGATTGAGGCTCGTACGCTATAGCACCACGAAGGGTTTCTTTGTCCCACAGCCTGCCAAGAAAGTATCTACGTCTGCCCATGAAGGTTGTAATGTAGCCTTTGGTTTGCAGAGTACGGGACACCCACTTATGCCAAGAGGAAATACCACTAAACGACTTAAAGTATTTTTCTTGAAAAGCCTCAACAAGGGATTTTTCAATACGAGTTTCTTTAGCCATCTGCGCAGGTTGACCATAGTAGTTTGTTCCGTGGCCTAGGCGTTTGGTAGCGTCACGGTAGGAAAAGTCACGATAGAATTGCTGGTCTGCGACCTTACGATTAGCTTTAGGATCGTCTGTCCAAGGGAGTTCATCGAACGTCATTTTGGCGACATTAGTATGGAGATCTCCCGACTCGCAGAAGTCCAAAAAGAGAGGATCACTGAATAGGTTCCATACAATCGCGCCGACAGCTCGGGCTTCTGCTTGCTCCAAGTCAATGTAAACGAACTTTTTTCCTGGGTCAGCTGTAAATATCCCGCGAAGCTCCCCTGTGATGTTTTGTAGATTTGTTCCGCTATAGAAGCAGGACCCGTAACTGGACAACCTTCCAGTATCTGTTCCGGCAATATTAAACGTAGTTCGCATACGTCCGTCTGGGTCGATAGTAGTTCGTAAGACTCCCATCCTTTTTGTACAATCTCGGATAGCGAGTATATGGGAGACGAGTAACTCAACATGAAAATAGTTACGGAGTTTTTCGAGCGCTTTTCTATCAGCGGTAATAATCCCTCTAACTCGCACAGGGGGAAGACCCAAGCGGGTGTAGAAGAAATGCTTAAGCTGGGCGGGAGAGTTCCACATGAACTTTTCGACAAGTTGTCCTCGTTCTTTTTTGAAGGAAGAAACTTCGCTAGGGTCCAAGCCCAGTCCGTGGATGAGTATCTCGCGTAAAGACTCTTGAAGAAAGTTGAGTCGTTCTTTGAGGATACCATACGTCTCTCCAATTTTGTCTTTGTCAATTAAGACACCGCGACATTGCATCTCAAGAATAGGCGCTTGCATAGCTAAAGCTGAGTCATAAGTTCGAGAAGTTATTTCGTCTAGCTGAGGAAGAAGGACGTTAAGAACCTCAAGAGTTATGCAGCAATCTAGTCCGTTGTACACCCAAAGACCTGTGGTAGTGTCCTGAGGAAGAGGGAGGGAGTTTCCGTGTTCGTCAGCTGTTTGTACTATACGCATTAGCTGTCCTCTCGTTTGATTGTATCATCGCCTCCACGAGGACGATCTGCTTTCCATGAAGGCTCGTCTGTATATACACTCCCAAGATAACCAAGACCTTTAAGTGCCTCAGGCTGAAGCGAGTGATGCAGCAGCATAGTGTCGTGTTCGTATCGAACAACTGGTATTCCGTAGGCTTGCCAGAGGTATTGAATATCGTAGAGAGTGTTTTGCCCACACTTGCTGCAGTTGGGAAGAGCAAGGATTTCAGCAATGAGGCGCCAGACAATAAGCTCTTGCGAAAGAGTAGGCCAGTACGACGCATGAGGACACCGGGGATCTATGATTGGAATGACGAGGGCTCGATCCAAGGAAGGGGCGAACCCAATGCAAGTAATTTGTCCCATGCTGGTTTCGATGTCAAATGCGAGTTGTGTTGCATGTTGTAGGTATAGTTTGGTGAACTCGACAATATCTTCAACGGTCTCCGCAATGTGTATTTCACGAATTGGTCTAGAGAAGACAGGGCTTGTGCTGTGGCGTTTCGCTTTCGTGAAGTCGAGGACAGTAGTGTGGCGTAAATCATACTGTCGCAGTATATCGCTGGGATGGTATGTAGGAAGGACTTTTCCCTCATATCGAGTACCAATACGGAGTGTTCCACGGATGGAGTCAAGTTTGCTGGAACCCGTGACTGCCCAGGACGCAACACTACCGAGAGTAACAACGATATTTGGCCGGAGTTCTGTAAGAGTTCTATCAAACGACTCAAGCGCACTAAGGTATTTGTTTGGTAAATATTTACCGGTGGCGAGTGGGGTGAGTCCGTAAGCAGCATTAGGGTCTTGTTTCTTGACGCACTCATCAAGGATAGAACCGTTGAGCGGGTAAAAGGGTAATACTGCGATAACCTTTCCGCTTCCGCGACCCAGGCCTGCGTCCTTAAGGAGCGTATCAAATTGTACTCCAGATGAAGTGCTGGGTACAAGGGGAAGTTTCCAGTGGAGTTCTTCGACATCGGTGTAATGCCCTACTACAAAAACAATATCAGCCATTGGAGGCAAGCCAGCTTTTACGAGCGTTCTCAGCAAAGTCGGGGTTCATCTCTAGCCCAAGGATAGAAGCAGCTCCCAAAGTACGCCCAGCCCGCAAAGCACTGCCGCTACCACAAGTAGGATCAAGAAGTCTAGTATTCTCATCAACCACCATTCGGAAAAAGTGCTCCAGCATTGCTTGTGATTTTTCACTCATGTGCTCCGCTGTACGGATGGTAGGGCCGGAGAAAGTATTAGCAACAGCTGATATGATCTTACGATCTCCGTGGGAGCAGAGAAATGCCACTTCGTAAATCCGCCTGGGACCTCTACTCGGATCAGGAAGGGTGCCTTTATTGTCTGACTTGTGCCATATAAGAGGGTAAGGGTCCACCCAAAAATGCTCGGAAAGTCGTGCGAGTGTTTCAGTGTAAAACCGCATGGAAAACCAGAAGATAATGTGCCCGCTGGAACCAAGAAGCTTTTCTTTGTTTGAAATAAGAGTGTCCACGAGAGCCCAATACGTTTCAGGCGTATCGGCATATCCGCCAAAAGCATCTGCTGATCCTTGGTTAAATTTATCTGCGTTAATGCCGTAGGGAAAATCGCAGTGGATTAAATTAAAAGTAGGGCCGGAGTATGTGTCAACCCAATCTATAAAGTTAGCGGTTAAGATAGGAGTTTCTGCAACGGGTGCGGCTAAAACGTCTTCGCCAAGAAGGGATGTTAACTCAGATGCTTTTTCCCTTTCTTTCTGCCGTGCGACAATGCCGCGAGCTACGGAATACTTTGGCGCATTTACTACTCTACTGTTTCCTTTGCTTATCTCTTCTGCTACTGCAAGCTGCTGCGTTACAGTAGAAGCGGCGATGCCAAGCGCGTCTGCAGTTTGGGTCTGCGTCCAAGAGTCGTGAAGATCTTGTTGCAGTGCGTGATACTTGCGAAGCGCATCGCACTGGTCCTGCCAGCTGAGGTCCGTGCGCTTAATGTTTTCTTCTAGCTCGATAGCAAGAAGTTCTTTTGGGTCGAGGGTATCAACGTACTGTACCGGCACCATGTCCCAGCCAAGTAAGCCGAGAGCGGTATAGCGGGTTTCGCCGGAAATAATCTGACCCTCACGTGTGATTACGAGAGGATGGATCAAGCCGATACGTGCAATGGACTCGCGCTTTTCTTCTACAGCTTCTGGGGTGAGGACTTTGCGAATACGCTCGCCTCGGTCTACCCAAAGGGAAGAATAAGATACAGACTCAAATTCGCCGGATAGCATAGGACCTCCTAGTAAATAAAAGACGATAGCTCGTCAACCTAACCACTTCTTCCGGGCAGGTTACGCCCCAACCCTGCTGCAGACAGGAGTTCCTCTTACGCCTTAGCGGTAGAGCCGATCTCTGTGGAGATCTCTGCTTCACCGTCGCGGTTCACAAAAGGCCTGTGCTTGAGCACAATAGTAAGCTGCTTGCCGGGGGACTCAGCAAGAAGTTCAGCCATAGTCTTTCCCTTCGGGTCAAGGTCAAGAGTCTCGGTAAGGAAACGCTTCAAGGCGTACTGGCCTTCTGGCGTATCAACCCAGAAATCTTTCTTATACGGAGGCCAAGTATGGACTTCGCCATGAACGAAAAGATCATCTTGGTCTACGTCTGAGCCTGCTGACATTACCTTGCAAGAGAAGGAAATGATAGGCTTTTCTTCGCCCTGGGACTGTACCGTTTTCTGCGAAGGCATACCAACGATAGAGGCAAGATAGCTACCAACTGGACGCGGCTTAGGCTTTTCAACTGCGTCAGCTTTAGTGGTCAGGATTTGTGTAAAGTCAACCATAACTTTTAACTTTCATTAAGTGGAAGGATGCAGTGGGCCATTCACTGCGAGGAAAAAGGTGGCCAAACCGGTCTCGATAGGAAGTTTATCTATACCTCCGAACGGGACAGGGTTCTTGAGGTCCACGAGAGAAGTGGACTTTGTCTGGATGGTCCGCTTGTTTCCGTTGTTCTCAACAAGAAGGGCGGAGTTAAAGTATGCGGCAATAACCTGGTTAAGAGCCCCGCCTATACTTCGCGGAAAGCCTTTGCCAAGCTCCATTTGCTCATGCAGTGTCATGTCATCTTTAGCGGACTGACTACGGGGTTTTGCGGTATAGGTAAGATGAGCTAGCACTAGCACATTTACCGCAAAGTCTTTGGAGCAAAGAAGCTGAAGCATATTCATAATTAGCTGCTGCGCTGTGTGGTAGTATGCCTGTGGCTCACGACCCATAGGGTTCATAGCCTGAGCATAGCGAAACGCGGCGTTGCTTGCGGTAGTTAGGGAGTCAATCACTACTATTGTGTCTCTACCCCAAGAGCCAGGATCACCTAAGTCTTCTCCGTCTGGGTCTTTCCATCGAGTAAGCTGCTTCATCGCGGCTACGTAAGCTTTAGGTGTTCCGTCATTAATCGGCATTATCTTAGCTGAAGCGCCGTTCATTACGACAGGAGTATCTACTCCCTTAAGCTTATCGGTAAAAGTTTGGTAGGCGACGTTGCTAAGTTTGTCTGGACACTCGTGCTGACAAAAGGCGATGAGGGAGGTGAGAAGATTGTCGAAGTCATAGACACGAAGTTTGTATCCTGCTTTGACAAGAGAAGTAAGCGAGCCGGTTTTCCCGGACCCTGGATCTCCAAGAAGTAGACCTTTAACAAAGCCTGCTCCTTCATGGTTAGCAAGTGATGGCATACGGGGACCTATAGAAGAAACTTAGGAGGTGGAATAATCTTGTCTTCAACTACAGAAACTTGCATAATTGTTACTGCAACAAGGACAATTGTATCTTGGATCAGGAAAGGAAATGGCGAAGAGGGGATCTCTAACTTTTTAAGTTTGTTATCTCCGCCTGGAAAACCGTCAGAATAAACTAGGGTAATAGGCCCAGCAATAGTTCCGTCTGGTTTAGCTATACCTTCTACTTTAGCTTGTAGCTGAATAGTGTTTGCCTTTGTATTAATCTGTCCCATTACCGAGCCTCCAGTGGGTTCCAATACCGCTTCTCAAAATCGGTCTCTAAGAATAGATTACGAACTGCGGGGTCTTTGTTGCATACGTTTTTGAAAGCACAGCCGCCGTAGTTGCCGCAAGACTGTAAGTTCATAGGGTAGTACTTCGTTTCCGCGAAGCGCTCCGCAAGGCTGAGCCAATGCCCGAAACTTTCGTGCCACTCTTCTAGCTGGCCGGCAGATCGCATAGTAATACCACGACCAAAAGCAGTGAAACCTACCATTATTTGCGCGGCGTCGATTATGACTCCTTTGATCGGTAGGTTAAATGCTACCTTGCCCGCAAAAGTATACTGGGACATTTGTGAGTCAAGGTCGTAGCCGGAAAAGTAGTAAGAGCCTAGTGCGCCTCCGGTAGTTTTTTGGTCCATGATGTAGGTCGTATCGTCGAACTCTACAATCCGGTCTAGGTGGCCAGTTAGAATATAAGGTTGATTAGCGAAAGGCGACTCATGCCCAGACTCAAAGGCAAAGGATAACTCAACTGCTGGCCGACCGTCGGAAAGAACTACAGTTTTCATTGTGTCCGTTCGGTAGGTCTCGAAGTACCATATGATGCTGCGGATAAGGGTCTCGCGAGATTTCTTAGTGTCTTCGCTGTCCCACGGGGAACCGTCTGGGTCATCCTCGGTGCGGAGCCAGGTAGCGGTTAAAGTTTCTTCCACTACCGCTTCTAGCGCGTCATCGTAAGACATGCCGGAAGCTTGGTGTTTGAAGAAGTGCTCCATAGCAGTAGCGTAATGCCCGCCGAAGATGAGGTGGCGAGACTTGTTTTTCTGGCGCCAGCCTTCAAGGATGGAAAGCTGATACTTTCGCGGGCAAGCTTGAAGAGTAGACATGGAAGTGTTGTCCCAGGCGTACTGGAGTGAAGTGCCGGAAAAGTAAGGAGAAGGCGAATTGCTCAAAGGTCCAACCCCAAATCTTCCAGCGCACCAAGATCTCCTGCGCCTTTGGTAGCCTTCGGCGCTTTTGGCTGCTTTTCCTGCTTACCGCCAGAAAGATACTTGTCCCTGTTAGCGCGGTAAAAGCCTATGATTTCAGTTCTGTCTTCTTTCGTAAGAAGCAGTGGGTCTTTAGCGAATAGATCTCCAATCTCACTCACGTTGTTTCTCCTTCAAGGTCAATGTCAATTTCAGCGATAAGCTTTTCATCGGTAGTCTGTGCAATCCGTGTTTCTACTTTTTGCACATGCTGCCGAACCAAGGCACGAATTGCTACTGCAGCTCCGGATTGGCGATATATTACCTGAAACTTTTCGTAGTCACTTCGGTAAAGGTTAAGCGTTACTTTTACCAGTGGTTCTATTTCACGTCTCTTCGGCATCAGTAGGCTCCTGCGCTCGGGCGTGGACTATCCACAACTCATCTGTGGCTGTGGGGGAAGCAGATATTTGAAGGCAGTCAAGCCGAGGGTCCATAGCATCTTTTCGCGCACGGTAAAGGGCCTGACGAGTTTTATCCAAGTCAGTTACACGTATGCAAATTCCGCTTCTAGAGTGAAGGGCTTTATACCAAAAGTCTAGTACTGGAACTGTGGGCAAGTGGGGAACTCCAGTTTAAGAAAACCACCTCGGAGAGAAGTGGTTTGCCTAAGCAGGATGGGGAGCCAGTCGGGACTTGAACCCGAATCTCTCGTTAACGGAGGCTCTACCAATTGAGCTACTGGTCCATAGGAAAAAGGGGAGGTAGTCAGAACATACCTCCCCTTCCGCACAACTAAAGCCCAGGAGAATAAAGCTTTAGCGTGCTGCGAATGGCCGGAACTAGGGCGCAAGCTCCGGCCAAACGATTACTCGGCGCTGGCGCCCTTCTTAGCCTTGGCTGGGGCAACTTCTTCCTCAGAGTCAAGGTCGATGTCGGTAATATCCTTAGTAGCCTCAACCCGCTGCGTAGCGAGCGCCATGATCGAAGCGGAAGTATCGTCTCCCTTGTCCAGCGCGGCAGTGGCGCGAGCCGTAATGTCTGCTGCGGTGTAGTCGGAAAGCTTCAGACCCTTCTTAACGATGGCCTTCTTCACCAGGGCGCGAGCAATGCTCATGGCCTCGGCGCGTACTGGGTTAGCACTACGGCCACCGCCGCCGCCACCGCCGGAGCGAACGCCAAACTCGTAGCCGGAAGCGTACTCGTCAAACTCTGACTGGAACTGGGCAAGATCGAAAGTGCCAGCTTCCTGGGCAGCCTTAACCTTAGAGGCAAAGTTATTGCGCAGGTTTTCGGCGTAGGTCTGGTTAAGAGCGTTAGCTTCATTACCGGAAAGAACGTGGCCTTCAGCGTAAGGCTGAGGTGCGGCAAAAGTTTCGCCTTGGATAGTGATGTTAGTGCGGGGCGTGGTCTCGGTGATCTCGGGCATTTGAATTTCCTTGGTTTGGGGTGTGCGGTCATTGCCGCGTTGACGTGGCCATAATGGGGGACGTAGGTGCAGGTGTCAAGCGGTTTATTCAGGCGGGTAGTATGGCCCATTTGCGCGGGGAATGAGCCATACTTTAAGACTACAAATCTAAATCTAGTTCTTCAAGTGCAACTTTAACTCTTGGCGAAGTTCCTTTAGCAGTAGGGTTGTTATGGCGAAGTGAAACTCCAGTCGATCCAGCAGCTGCAATGGCGTTGAGGAAGGCGGTGTCGGGATCTGCGTGGGTGGCAAAGTGGTAGTGGAGACCAGCTCCAAGGCTGCGGACTGAAACACGGTAGGCTCCTGAGTCTAGTTGGTAGAAGTTGTTGAGGAGGAGGTTGTTGGTGCGGAGGATGGTGGACATTTCAGCTAGGGTCATTCCCCCTCCCCCCTATCAGAGACAAGGGCACGGCGCGCGGATCATCTGAACCGGCGAGGTAGTAGAGGTGCGCTGCGGCTACGACACGGAGACTCACTTCACCCCCTCCAGTTCATCTGGTGACTGAAGGCGGCTTCTGATGAAGGCTCCAAGCGCCACGAACCCGACGACGGGCGCGACTGCCACGAAGCTACCGACTACGATTGGCCACCCCAGCGCGATGATCCCCACCTCCGCGCGATAGCCAACTATAAGGCCCCCCAGCAAGGCGACGCAGACAACGCCAACTAGGTATGTGCAAATGATCAGGTCAAACATCATTGAGACCCCTCCAGTTCATCCGGCATGGTGATGCGGGGACCCCAGGTGAAGGCATCTATGCGGAACAAGCCTTCCTCGCGCGCTATTACAACCCGATGCAACGAGTCCCTGTCTATAACTAGCACTGGCTGAATTTCGTCGCTGTCGAAGTAGCGAGCAAAATACCACCCCGCTTCTTTCGGTGTCTGGTCGGTCATTGGGTCTCTCCAAGGGCTCGGCGGGCGTTGCGGATAAAGCCTCGCGTGATGCGATACGGAATGGAGCAGGGCTCATCGTCAGGGCCGCTGCCCACGCCAAGGTTAGCGAAGGGTTCCAACGCCTTCCTCAGCCTCTCGTTCTCAGCCGCTAGGGCGTCTTCTCTGGGGCGGGTGTTGCAGCCCTTTGTCGCCTCTTCTCGGCTATCAAACATAGCGTTCGGGGATGGGCATTTCTCGTAGTTCGGACAGGTCAAAAACCAAGGCTCACCCTGTTGTTCTGGTGCTATCAAAAACATCTTATTCCCGCAAAACGGACACGCCTTCAGTTCCTGGGTCATTGCGTCTCTCCAAGGGCTGTGCGGGCAATCTTCCGCATGTGAATGTCAGGCGCGCCGCCGTAGGGATAATTAGCGATCAGCAAGAGGGCTGCGGTAAGTCTTGCAACCTCGTCCCCTAGGGCCTCAAGCCTAGCCTTCGGAACATACTCAAGAGACCGGCCAAAGTTGGGATCGGGTTTGTATACCTGGGTCATTGGCCGAGTTCCTTTAGAAGGGCGGCGGCGTTGCGAAGATGGCCATAAGTCAGGGTCGTCGCAGCCGGGCTCTCCCATATGGTTTCGAGGTCATAATCCGGGTGAGTGTCGTTGACTTCTGGACGCTCGTTGTGAGCCGCCGCTAACGGTCTCAACCCCTCCACCAGCTTGTCATGGCTGGCTAGGAGGGTGGCGAGAGGACCAGCGAGGGTCTTGTCTCGCATAGCGGCAAGCTGCAAATCTTGGATGGCTTCTTGAGTAGGGCTCATAGCGTCTCATCCCCTATAGCTGCTAGGTAGGTTGTGAGGGCTTCAGTTGAGGCGGTGTCGATAGGAAAGAAACGCAGGCGATCTTTCAGTCTGGCGACAATCGGCTCCGCTTCCTTCACCGCTGCGTCGAAGCCTGCGAGGTAGGCTTGAGCTGGTGTATCGTCGTCATGTTTACCTTGATCGACCCAATGGCCCCATTGACGCAAACCAGAGGTTGCCTTCAACCACTCCCTCATAGCCATCACCCTAGGGCTGGGCTTAGGGGTGGGTTGCCAGTTGTCGATGGTCATCTGGCGATAGTGATCTGCGGACCGCTGCGTGACCCAGCGGATTGTGCTCTTGCCGACATATTCTTTATCTGCTCGGGCGCAGGCTTCGTCCCATTTGGCCTTATCAAGTTCTTCCGGGGTCATTTCTTCTACTTTAGTGCTCATGATCTATCTCCGCAATGTCCATTAGTTCTCTAAAAGCTTGTTTCATATAAAGCTGGCCGTCACTATGTGCACAGCGCATGATAGCAAGTAAAGCTTCTGCTTCTTCTTTAGTTTCGTACTTAAGCATAGGTGGCCAAGGCCCACCGTCAGCTTTTTGCAGGTAGCTTGTACGCACAGTCCAGTAATCTGGTTGCGGTTCGTGACCTGCGGGGCAGTAAGGCGTTACTTTTTCAACTATGTAGCCCATTTTTCTTCTCCAGAAGTTCAGTTATCTTTTGATAAAACCTTGTTCCGATTTGAATACCGAAACGAGGTATGCTGTCTATCGCGTCTACTCCTGCGGCTTTCCGCACTTTATACACGTACTGTTTTAGCAGACTGTCTCTACGTGCCCCAGGCCAAACTACCTCAAATATCTTTAAGAAGGAAAGCTGAGTAGGGTTGTCGTAAAGAAACAAAATGAATTTTGCTACTGCCGGCGGTACACGCCAGTAAAGCATTATAAGCTCAACTCTTTCGTCTTCGTCTTCTACTCCTTTCAGTACGCTATCGGGATACTCTCCGCGTAAGACTCGCGCCCAGTAGATAAGACTTGCAATGCTTGGTGCGCGGAGTATTGTTGTACCATCATAAGACGAAACTGTCAATTCATATACGCAGTTTGCAAGTTTAGCCGAGTTAGCTTCTGCCCTGGAACGAAAACCGTTTTCGCGCCAGGACTCTTCAGCTAAACGCCAATTGTGGATGGATATGTCTACTGATCGAGATTTGCGCTCGGAGACATCTAGCATAAGTTTTTCGAGTTGGGTGCTCATAGTTCTTCAATAACCGGAGAAGCCAATCGTGTAAGGTAGAGGAAAGTGTCCCCAGGCTCTATCTTAGCCGTAAGGCAATCCCACTCACAAGTGCCGCGAGCAGGATGGCCTACTGGGTATATTTCTAAAGACTGCTCACGTTTGATAGAGCGCAAAGCGTAAATGCGTTGTCTCATATGCACTGCGCGTCCGTAGGTAGAGGCGTCTATGCGGATACCGCGCTCGGCGCTAAGTGCGTGTTCTAGTACTGGGATTAAGTCTTCGTAGGAAGTAATGGATTTAGATAGAGACATAAAAGTTCCTTAAACTGCGTCGTCCATGTTGATAAGGTAGAGGGAGTCCATAGCACGAGTCTCGATTACATAACGAAGATTTTTCTCCTGTTCAAGCTGGGAAGTGTCTCCTGAGCTTTCCGCTATTTGAATAGCTTTCTTCCCAGGTACACGCCAAGGATCTAGGTGGAATACGATAGGTGCTTCTAGTCCTTTGCTTTTATGCCCAGTCATAAGCTGAATTGGGCCGGAGGCGTTAAAGATCATCTGCGCGAAAGCTACTGCTTCTTCTAGTGTAGCTGTGGAGGAAATAAACACTCGCATACATTCCGCTCGGTCGGATATTGCGGCATGGCGAGACTCACTAGCTTTAGCTATAGAAGTAGTTTCCCAGGTTTTAAGTGCCTCAAGTCCTTCTTCTGTTGGCATAGTTTTTTCGCCAAGCTTAAGCATTACTGAGGTTAAGTTTTTGCCAATGTCAAAGCCTACTAGCTTAATCCCGCGCTTATTACGGATTAGATACATAGCACAACGAAGCAGTGGTGCGTTGTTTCTGCAAATTACCATAGCACCGTCTGGGATAGTGTTTGCGCTCCATTCAGCAAGGCGTTCAACTATGCCTTCTTTAGCCCAGGTCGGGTATTGCATAGCAGGCGCTCTGGTTCGTGCGCGTTCTACTACTTTAACTGGGCAGCGGAAGCTTACACTAAGGTCCATACGGCGCATGGAGAAGCGCTCGGTTAGCAAGTCCATACTAGAAGTGTTTGCGCCACGAAAAGCGTAGATGGACTGGAAGGGATCGCCTACTGCTATGATCCGTCGGGAAAACATAGCGGAAAGCATAAGGTGGTTTAGTGTGGAGAGGTCTTGCGCTTCGTCTACCATAAGGATTTCATATTTAGTAAACTCTCCGCCGAAAAGTGTACTCATGTAGATCTGGTCGTCGAAGTCAATTTTTCCCTCAAACGCTTGCGCTATGCTTACGATAAGGGCTTGATCTACTACCTCTTGAAACATCAAGTCTGCGTCGCAGTCTATCTGAGCGCCAAGTGAGTAGTAGAAATCATCGGCTGTCATAACGCTGGTGCCTACGGACTTCATCTCGGAGGGAATGTAACCGTAACTTTTTGCTAGGCGAGTTGCGCGAAGCATAGAGGAAAAGTTAGCACCTAAAGTTTTCTTATCTTCTGGTCTCCACTTTGGGTGCCCGGTTACTTCACTAAGGATGGAATACATTTTATCTGTGGATACGTTAAGCCTCTTCCCTGTTTTCTTTCCCCAAGCACGATGTCCAACTGCGTTCATGGTGGAGGACTCGATATGGGAAGGTAGCCGCTTTCCCATCTCAGTTGCGATTGACTTGTTGAACGCTCCGCAGAAGGTAGACACTACTGGAAGCTTTGCGGCAAGCATCACGAGGGTGGTGGTTTTTGCGGCTCCGGCGAGAGCGTGAATTATGATAGAGTCTGGTTCACGGGCAAGGGCTAAGATTGCGGCCTGCTCGGGGGTAGGAGTGTGCTGAGTCAATAGACTAATCCTGTCGGGGGCTGAGCGGGAAGTTCCGCGATACGGTGGAGGAGGGAAGTAACGTCGTCTGGGGTTAAGTGCCCCTCAACGTCGCTGGTGATAGGCGTGTCGTAGCAGAGCCTGCCGTCATATAGAACTGCAAGTTCATACAGCCCTTTTGGTCCGCCGTAGGTGTGCGGACCAATGATAATACTCGCGCCGTAGTTGTTCTCAAAGTGAACCTTGGCTCGGTGGTTTAAGTGTTCTCCCCTAGGTGGGGTAAAACGCAATTGATCGAATTCTGTTATGTTAAGCTGAAGGTTCATCGCTTAAATCTCCAAGTCCAAGTCCAGGTCCTCTAATGCGACTATCGCCTTAGACCCTGGTTTGTATTTTACAACTTCACTCTCCGCGTAAGGAACTGGAAGAGGCGTAGTCCGCTTTGGCGGTTCCCATGTTCCGGCTTCCGCCTTTGCGTCCTGGCGCAAGCGGTCAAGGGCTAGCTCAAGGTTCCCGCGAATATGCATAGGGGATATGATAAACCGCTCCCCGTGATCCGCGAGAGCGCAAAACATGCCACTAGCGGCGTCGTAGGTTATTTCTAGGCGTAGCTTAGCCATTTGGCTCTCCTTTAGTTTAACACTACCGAAGCGGGAGGCCTCGGTAGGTTTAAGCTAAAGCTCGTCTTCTACAGCTTGTTTAACTCTACCGGCAATCTCATTATATGTATCTGCTACGCGGGCCATTTCTAGAATGGTTTTTCGGGCAGCAGAAGCTGCTGCTGGGCTTCCGTGCTCTAGCGCTGCTATGCAAATTTGCGCGACTGCTTCCCAGGTAGGTGTTGCGTCTATATTAGTAGCCATTACCAGCCCTTTACACTAGCAAGAATGAAAAATGCTACCACTGCAAGCATCCCGCCCGCAACTAACCACCAACTTGACCGCTGAGGATATGCGCCGGGAGTCATGTCTACATGCGGCTGGCCTTTGTAGCGGTAATCCCGCCTAGCATGAGTGTACCTTGCGTCACTGCTTAAGATCGAGTCAGATAGATCTGGATCATGGGTCATGCTTTAGCTTCCTTTTTCCCTACCGTTTCCCACTCTGCCCAAAATCGCGCAGGTTGGCGGCAATTCCACTTTTGTAGTAGTTTCATTTGCCCTTCTTCAGTTCGCGCCTGGGATGAATAAACAATCCGTTCCGGCGTTTCGACGTGTACTGTGGCAAAGTAAGGCCTGGTTTTATGTTTAACGCGCATTATTCACCCTGCTGTCTTAAGCCAGCGACCGTCGCTTAGCTTTTCGTATTTTTGTCCTTCGCCTTGACCAAGGACGCCTAGCCCTGGTCCGTGGGCAAAGCAGTCTGAGCACATATTCGCCCAATATCCGCCACGTGTGCGAGCGTCAAACATGACGCCTTCGTAGGGGCCTTTGCATGTGTCACAACGGACTAAAGGGCTCCCTTGCCAGTAACGTGCTGGTCTATTCATTGTCTCGTCTCTACTTTTTAGCGAGTGCCCGATGCACTTTTACGCCAACTTGGAAAACATACCATAAGATGTGCTTACTGTCAAGCCCCATGCATCCGTGTGCGGTATATTTACCCAGTGCGCCGCTTTCGCAGTAAAAAACCCCCCAAGCGAACCTGGGGGGTTAAGTTTACTAGAAAGGGTCTACGCCGTCTCGGCTTACAACAGCCGTTGATCCGTCTGGGAAGGTTACGAACAACTCAGGATCGTCTTCTTTCGCGGGAAGTTCCCCTGGGCCATATACTTTATCTTCGTATTTGGCGGTAGGATAAAGCGTTTTACATAATTCCTTTGCATCTCCAATGCACCACGGAGTTTCGCCGTCGGTATGTTCTGGAACCATAATTGAAACCGAACAATCTAAGTCTTCCCAAAGCGCACTCATGATTGTGGCAAAATCAGTTGCTTGTGACATTGGTATCTCTCCAAGTTTTCAAAGATCTGTCGCACGGGGTTATCCCGACGACATGAAAGCATCGCACGGAGGCCGCACCGTGTCAAATAAAAAATGCGGCCTGCAAAAAATAATTGTAGTCCTGGCAGGAGCTATGTAGTGCTACACGTAGTTCCGCTTCCGCTTTGCGGCAAAGAAAAAGCCCCGCAAGTCTCCCTGCGGGGCTTAAGGCTTAACCCAGGTCTAGTTCGATCTCATCCAGGCTGTTCTGCCCTTCCACGTCAATCTTGGCCTGTGCCATAAACACATTATCCGGCTTATCACACGCCATTGTGGCCTGCCGCTTGATTTCCGCTAGGGCTTCTTTGCTGTTAGGCTTGAGTCCGTTAGCTTGCATCCAAGAGATAAACTTCGGGTTCTTCTTAACCTTGCCGGACGCGATTTCTATCGCCCTGGCGCGGATTGGATTTCCTTCCCGTGTGGATGATTGGCGAAGGATACCTGAACGTAAAGCATCGAGTCGTTTGGACGCAAGGCTTATCGCTTCTTCGTCGTTTTTCGCGGAAGCGGCTGCGTCATTAAAGATACGCTGCAGGCCATATTCGACGATCTTCCGTAACCCGACTGGTGACATGGTGTGAATGTCATCAACCTGGAAAGGGTTTCCGCGAACCTTGGCCGTGAACGTGTCCGGCATGATGTCTTCGAAATTATGCATGGTAGTCTCCTGTTTACCCGGTGCCGCCGGGTGCGGTTTGAGATGACGGGCCGAGGCCCATGTCAAAGAACAATCCCACCATACACTCGCCCGGCGCGGAGTCAACACATAAATTCACCCGGCCTGAATTTATTTTCCCCGGCCTGGTAACTTTTTCGTGATGGGTCGGAGGGGATGGCGTATGGGTGCATCCCGCAATCACCTAGTTATACCCCTGTCCTTGCACCCCCATGATACCCGGTAGACGACTACATTCATGTCTAGTTCGTTCTGGAAGCCTGTGCACCCAAAAGTTAATATAATGGGGGGTCCGGTATGGCTCGTTCCCCGTGTGAAGGAGCCATATGCTTCTCTCAAATTTACAATGTAAAAAAAAAAAAAAAAAAAAAAAAAAAAAGAAAAAAAAA